ACCCCGATGGATGGCGAATTATTCGCCCGGCCGGCACAAACGTTGACCGAACGCCGCAAGGCCCAGCGCGATAGCATCGAAGCCCGATGCCAGGCGCTGGCGGAAGTTGTCAATGCCGACCAGAGCGAGCCGTGGCTGATCTGGTGCCACCTGAATGACGAAGCGGAGCGGCTGCAGCAACTCATTTCAGGAAGCGTCAATGTACAGGGTTCCGATAGCCCAGAGAGCAAGTCGGAAAACTTGATGGGCTTCGCCCATGGCGCCATCCGCGTCCTGATCACCAAACCCAAGATTGCCGGTTTTGGTATGAACTGGCAGCACTGTGCCCGCATGGCATTCGTCGGCATCGATGATTCGTTCGAGAAGTTCTACCAGTCCGTGCGCCGCTGCTATCGATTCGGCCAACAGCGCAGCGTGCAGGTCCATATTTTCACCGCCGAGAACGAAGGCCAAATCCTGGTCAACCTGAAACGAAAAGAAGTCCAACACCATCAAATGAGCGAGCAAATGGTCGAGCACATGAAAGACATCATGAACAACGAACTAAAAGGCCAATCGAATATCGTAGAAGCCTACCGTGAAGATACGTTTCAGCGTGAAGAATTCACCGTCCACCTGGGCGATTGCGTCAAGTGGGCGCAGCGCATGGAATCCGACAGCATCGACTATTCGGTATTCTCGCCGCCGTTCGCTGACCTGTTCGTGTATAGCAACTCCGATCACGACATGGGCAACTGCAAGAACGACGAGCAATTCATCGCGCAGATGCGTTTCTTGATCGCCGAACTGTTCCGTGTAATCAAGCCTGGCCGCAATGTATCGTTCCACTGCATGAACCTGCCAACCACCAAGATGCGCCAGGGCTTCATCGGCCTGCGCGACTTCCGTGGCGATTTGATCCGCGCATTCCAGGAGGCCGGCTTCATCTACCACAGCGAGGTGTGCATCTGGAAAGACCCGGTAGTCGCCATGCAGCGTACCAAGGCGCTGGGGTTGCTGCATAAAACCATCCGCGAGAACTCCACCATGACGCGCATGGGCCTGCCGGATTACGTGGTTACGATGCGCAAGCCTGGCGACCCAGAAGTACGCGTGACACACGAAGGGGACGATTTGCCGGTCCACCTGTGGCAGCAATACGCGAGCCCGATCTGGATGGACATCAACCAGGGCCGCACGCTGAACAAGCTGCCGGCGCGCGACGACAACGACGAAAAACACATGTGCCCGCTGCAGCTCGATGTGATCGAGCGCTGCATCCACCTATGGAGCAACAAGGGCGATCTGGTATTCAGCCCGTTCACCGGCATCGGATCCGAAGGCTACACCGCCGTGCGCATGGGGCGCCGTTTCGTGGGGACTGAGCTGAAACCGTCCTATTTCGATCTGGCATGCCAGAATATCCAAGACGCCAAGCGTGAGCAAGGCGGCCTGTTCGGGGATGCTGCGTGAAAACATGAGCGACTATTACAACGAGATTGATCTGTATGCAGCGCAATGGCTGCGTAACCTGATGGCGGCTGGCCATATCCCTGATGGTGAAGTTGATACAAGGAGCATTGAAGATGTCCACCCAAGCGACTTGCGCGGATTCCGCCAATGTCATTTCTTCGCCGGCATCGGCGGCTGGCCGCTTGCCCTCAAACTCGCAGGATGGCCCGAAGACCGATCTATTTGGACTGGTTCCTGTCCGTGCCAACCTTTCAGCGCGGCAGGCAAAGGACTTGCGTTTGCTGATGAGCGGCACCTCTGGCCAGCTTTTAGCCACCTCATCGCGGAGCGCCAGCCTCCAATCGTCGTTGGAGAGCAAGTTGCGAGCAAAGACGTTGATGACTGGATCGACCTTGTACACGCTGACCTGGAAGCCATGGGTTACGCCTTCGCAAGTGTCCCGTTCCCGTCTGCGGGCGTCGGTAGTCCGCAACTGCGAGATCGAAACTATTGGGGCGCTATCTCCCTGGCGAACTCCGACCAAGGGGAACGGAGACAGGGGCGTTCAGCATCCATCAAAAAGGATTGGGCACACACTCAATCTTCAGGACGAAATATTGCTGGCGTCCTGGGCAACGCCTCGGGCGAACGATGCGGAGAAGCGCGGGGAATTGGCGCTCGACCCGCGCAATGGTCTGCCGATGCAGGCACAGCGCTTGGCAGCATGGCCGACTCCGGTAACGGGCAACGCAATGGGCAGTCAGTCATTCGATGGCCTGACTTCGACGGGAAAGACGCCGGATGGCCGCAAGGTCGCGGTGAGCTTGAATCATGTGGCACGGTTCGCATTGAACGGGCCGGCCCGACTAACGGCTACTGGCGAGCTGCTGACTGGCTCGCATGCACAGATGGGAAGTGGAGGCCAGTTGAACCCGGCACATTCCCGTTGGCTGATGCGGTACCCGGTCGAGTGGGACGACTGCGCGCCTACGGAAACGCTATCAATCCTGAAGCGGGCCGCGTCTTCATGGAAGCCTTAATGGAGTGCATGCCATGAAGCGCAGCGAACTGAAGCGCTCAACGCCCATGAAGCGCACAGCATTCAAGCTTGCCGCGCCAAAGACCGAAGGCCAGCCCAAGCCGCCAAAGTCGCGCAAGTGCAAGGTCAAGGAATGCCGGGCACCGTTCGTGCCGGATGCGCCGCATGTCGAGTGGTGCTCGCCGGATTGCGGGACGGTCCTGGCGCAAGCCAAGCTCGCCAAGATCAAGGCGGCGCAGTCGGCGGCGGCAAAGCGTGCGAAGAAAGCGGAGCGCTCCCAGGATAAAGCAAAGGCCGAGGCCATGAAGACGCTGCCGGAACTGCTGGCGGAAGCGCAGAAGGAGTTCAATCGTTACATCCGACTGCGCGACCATGACAAGCCATGCATCTGTTGCGGCGGCGTGCCGAGGGCCAATTACCTGACTGGCGGCGAATGGGACGCGGGCCACTATCGCAGCGTTGGGAGCGCGGGGCATCTTCGGTTTAATGAGGATAACTGCCATCGCCAGCGCAAGCAGTGCAACCGCGATGGCGCCGGCCGCGCAGTCGATTACCGGCTGGGCCTGATTCAGCGTAAAGGGCTGGCGTGCGTCGAGGCGCTGGAGTCCAACAACGAAGTCCACAAATGGACGCACGACGAGGTGCGCGCCATTCGTGACACCTACCGAGCCAAAGCAAACCGATTGATGAAGGAGCTGAGCGCATGAACATCGACATGATCGACCTGTCGGAGCTGTACGACGAGCCAATTGACCCGAGCTCGATCCAGTACCGCGCGGTGCCGGCGCGCGTGAAGGCGCCGAAGGATCAACCTGACCGCGCCTGTGCTGGCTGCCTGTTCAAAGGCCAGCGCAACAAGGTGTGCGTGCAGGCCGGCCAGCTCGCGCGCGTGGCTGGAATGCCTGACTGCGAAGATGTCGACCAGGCCACCGGCAAGACGTTTATTTACCTGGCGCGCGAAACCGATCCCCGCCAACTATCCATCATCGAAGGAGAAAAAAATTGACCCCGCTTGAAATTCAACTGCTGCTGAATCTGTACTGCCGCGCGTGGCCGCATGACGGCTACCCGCTGCAAGAGCGCGTGGCGCCGGCCATGCGTGACGCATTCACCAAGTTCAAGGACCATGAACTGCTGGCACCAGGCGTCAACTTCAACGGCGTCATGGTCGAGCACGACGAACGCGAGCAATACCTCTCGGCCAAGGGCATGCTGCTGGTCGAGCGCTTGATGGAAGTGCAGCCGTGAAAGGGCGCCTTGTCTGGGTGCCTGACCCGCCGCCGAAGCCGGTCAGCGCCAGCAAGTGGCTACCGCTGGCCGCCAAGCACAAGATGAATATCTGCTGGGACACGCGCTATGTCGGCACGCACGCCGGCTGCACTCCCTTCGACTGTCTCTTCTGGGGCGAAGATCAAGAATGCCAGGACGTCCGTGCCGCCGTTGTTGCCCTGGCGGAGAAAATTGAAACCTACCGAAAGGAACATAAGTGAACATGAAGCATACCTGCTACACCACCAAAACCGGCCCGGGCGCGTCCGAAATCGCCGCATTCTGCCTGGCCTGTTTCCCCCTCGCCACGCTGCTGGCGCTGGTGTTCTGGGGAGACTGGATTTTTCCAGCCGCCGCCACTTTCTTCCGATAGGAGCACGCCATGATCCACAAGTACACAATCGACTTCAATAAGCCTATGCAATATGTCGAAATGCCGGACCATGCGCGCATTCTGTCGTGCCAGGCTCAATATGGCCAGATCCGCCTCTGGGCCTTGGTCAACGAGAAGGCGCCAATCGTAAAGCGCTTGGTGCGCATCGTAGCGACTGGCCAGAACGTGAACGATAACGCCGATGGCCGGCTGGAGTTCGTGGACACCGTGCAACTGCATGGCGGTGATCTTGTTTTACATGTCTTCGTGGCGAGGTAGTCTCATGAAAAAATCAATCCTGGCTCTGGCCTTCCTGGTATCCAGTAGCGCGTATGCGGCGCAAGATTTCAAATCCCTGCCGCTGCACAAGAAATGCACGCTCCTCGCTGGCTTGTACAGCGTGGCAATCGATCAGCGCAACATGGGTCTGCCGCCCGAGAACGTGCTAGGTGCGTTCCGCGATGAAGTCCCGGTCGATCTGCGCAAAGCGGTAATCAACCAGGTCTATTTCGACCCAGCGCTGCGCTATGCGGTCGCCAGTCGCGATTTCTCGTATAGCCTGATCGAACGGTGTGTCAACGGCCCTGCGAAGCCCTACGAGCCTCTGCGCTAGTCTCTACCAAAAAGCAATCAACAATGTGAACTTGCCAAAATCAGTAAGTTGACAACAAAATGCTTGCGCGGAAGCTTTCGCGCAGGCAAAATCTCAATGTGCCGCGCAATGCGGCGCGCCTGAGCACCCGTCGAAAATCTTGGCAGACTTAGACGGGATCTACTGCAACTAACGGGCGCTTCGTGAAGGGTGGGAGAAATCCCCCCCGAACGTTAGCGGGGTTCTGCCAAGAACCCTTCCCGAAGCGTCTGGAAAGGAACAACGAATGTCTTTTCGATATTTTGTAATATCGACTCCTGATGGTCTTCATCATGTGGGATATCCCATCGCTGGTACAAACACTTTTGGGTCTGCTGGATGTTGCCCATCGAAGGAACTTGCACAGCATCATTGCGACGTTTTGAACGGTGAAAAAAAACCGGAAAAGACGGAGTAGGCCATGCATTATTATCAACACCACATTGGTGATTTTGACGCCGCCACGCGTCACCTCACGCGTATTGAACGCAGCATTTATCGTGATCTCATTGAGCTTTATTACAGCACAGAAAGAATGTTGAGTCTTGAGATTGCGCAACTGGCGCGCAAGATTGCGGCAAGAACCGAAGAAGAGAAGTCGGCCCTGATTGGGATACTTGATGAATTCTTCCATGAAACTCCGGGTGGCTGGTTTCATGACCGTTGTGAAGAAGAATTGGAGAAATTCCGTAAGAGCATGAGCCAGGCGAGCGCCGCTGGTAAGGCTTCCGCAGCGGCCCGTGCTGCGCGTAGGGAGGCGGCTATTTCTGGGATTTCCGAAACGACCGTTCAACGACCGTTCAACGACCGTTCAACGACCGTTGAAGTTCCGTTCAACGACTGCTCAACGGAAGACCAACGAGAAGTCAACAGCGTCTCAACCAACCATAAACCATCAACCAGAAACCAGAAACCAGAAGAACAAAAAACTACTTCGTCATCTGGCGATGACCAGGCAGGCCAAGCGAGTGACCCGGACGATATCCGGCTATGCCCTGTCGGTACGCTGGTAGACCTCTACCACGAATGCATGCCAAACAATCCACGCGTCAAGGTGCTGAACGAAGCGCGACGCGGCAAGATCCGGCAGCGCTGGCGCGAAGCAGGGGTATTGGACTGCGCGCCGTTCGGCTACAGTACCCGGTCGGCAGGATTGGCAGCTTGGCGGGAGTTCTTCACGATCTGCGCGGAATCCGCCTTCCTGACTGGCCGCGCACCGGCGCAACCTGGCAAGCCGCCCTTCGTGGCTGACATCGACTTCATCATGTCGCCGGCCGGCTTCGCCAAGACCATCGAAAACAAATACCACAGAGAGGCTGCATGAATCAGCAGGACATAATCGCCAACGATGCAAAGATTGCCATCCTGGCCGAACAGGAAGTGCTAGGTGCGCTGCTGCTGGACAACGACGCCATCGATCGTGTTCATGACTTGGAACCGGCGCATTTCTACCGGGCTGAGCATCGGGCCATCTTCGTGGAGATCCGGCGCCAAGTCGGCATGGGCCAGCGCGTTGATCCGCTGAGCCTGCTGGAGCCGCTTCGGGACCAGGTTGAGGACTGCATGCGCTACCTCATGTCGCTTCGCAGTAGCAGCGGCAGCTCTATCACAATCCGGCGTCACGCCGATATGGTGCTGGATAAGGCCATGAAACGCGGCATGGCCGCCATCGGGCGCAGCCTGGAGGATATGGCATTTGGAAGCCCGGTTCCGGCAGAAGAATCGATTGCATCAGCAGCCGCGCAATTGGACGAACTGATCAAGCGCAAAGGCAGCCAAGATCCGGTACTCCTGAGCGATTCTCTGGCCGGCTACATGGACGTGCTGACACGGCGCATGGAAGGCTTGGACAAGCCGATAGCACTGCGCTTCGTTGATCTGGACCGGCGCATGGGTGGTGGTCTGGAGCGCGGTACGCTGACGGTGGTTGCCGGGCGCCCTGGCACCGGTAAGACGGCTTTCGGGCTGGGGTTGGCGCGCAACGTCGCCGAGGATGGCGTGGCACTGTTCTTGTCGCTGGAAATGTCGCAGGTGCAGGTGAACGACCGTAACATTGCCGCACTAGGGCATATCCCGGTTGGTTGGCTGCGCAACCCACCAGAGCACGCGATGCCAGGATCATCCGATGCCCAATATTGGGAACGCATGCAATCTGCTCTGGGTCGGGCGGCGAGCCTGCGCCTATTCATCGATGACCAGACCGGCTTGAACCTGCTAGCGGTGCGCAGCAAGGCACGCAAAGTCAAGCGCACGGCCGGCGCGCTGGATGTGATCGTGCTAGATCAGCTTTCATTCCTGACCGGCGCGCAGTCGGAAAAGAGCTACGAGCAAGTCGGCGAATACACACGCGGCTTGATCGCGCTGGCCAAAGAGTTGGATTGTGCCGTGGTCCTGCTGGCCCAGCTTAATCGCAAATGCGAAGAACGCACCGACAAGCGCCCCATGGCATCTGATCTGGCCCAATCCGGCAGCATCGAACAGGATGCCGCCAACATCATCATGCTCTACCGCGACGAGCTGTATAACCCCGATAGCCACGATAAGGGCGTCTGCGAAATCATCCTGGTCAAGCAGCGACAAGGCCAGCCGGGCACGGTCGGTCTGACCTACATCGCTGAGCAAACCCGTTTTGAAGACATGGCCTATCAGTGGATACCGCCAAGTCAGCGCGAAACTCCAGCGCCTGAACGTCGGCGCAGCTTTGGGTAAAAACCGACATCTCACAAAATAACGCTTGCGAACTATGCCAACATAGCATATAGTGTGTACATGGACGCAGCGATTGGCGCGGCGGGAAATGGAGAAAAGATCATGGCAAGCGATGCAATGTTTTACATGGCCCAGTTCGTTCTGGTCGATTTTGGCGGCAAGCACATGCTGTTTGAGGAAGTGTGTGAAGGTCTCGATGCATGCGAACTGAAACTGGTTGCAGACCTGACCACCGCCTAACAACCCTCGCGCCCTTCGGGGCGCATTACATCGCAGTACAAACCAAAGGAGAATAAATTGAACTACGAAGACCTGACTTTGAAGCAAATCCGTGAAATCGCCGCATTGGCTGGAATTGTGAATTCTTCGCCATCGCAGCAGTCCATGCCGCATCCATTTGTTGGCAAATACATCATCGCCCGTTGCTATTCAGCCGGCGTGCACGCAGGCGAAGTGGTAAGCGTCGATGGTGAAAACGTCATGCTGAAAAATTCGCGCCGCCTGTGGAGTTGGAAAGCACAAGATGGCATTGCACTGTCTGGAGTTGCTCAACATGGTCTGAAATCTGGCTCCTGCAAGGTTGATGTCGTGAACCCGCAGATCTACTTGACTGGCGTTTGTGAGCTGATCCCTGTTGCCGCCGGCATCAAGGAGTCTATCCATGGCTACAAATAAGATCTGGCGCTCCGGCTCCGGCGACGGCTATGGCTACGGCGACGGCTACGGCTCCGGC